GGACTCATCCTCTGGTCCTATGCCCGCTTCGCGCGCGAGATCGAAAACTCCATCTACTACAAGGCTTTCATCCGCACCAACAAGATCATCATCCACTCGCTCACCGACGATATCCCCGAAGGCGACTATGGACGCATCGTGGAATTCTTCATCGATATGAGCAACGAAGAGAAACGCAAACAAGCCAGCAAAGAATCGCGCCGCGGACTGCGCGACCTGGTACTCAAATACAAATGCGTGCCAGGCGTCCCACCGCGCGGCTTCAAGCGCAAGCTCGTGGACATCGGCACCCGCAAAGACGGCACCGCCCACACCGCCCATCAATGGGTGCCCGATCCAAAACTCAAAACACGGGTCCGCAAAGCCTTCACCCTGCTCGCCGCTGGAGCCACCCTCAAAGAGATCCACACCGCCACGCGGCTCTATGGCTCCATCAATTCCTACAAAACGTTTTTCACGAACAAACTCTACATCGGTATTTTGGAATTCGGCGGCGAAACGGTCAACGACTACTGCAAACCCATCGTCCCCATCGCCGTCTGGAACCGCGTCCAAACCCGCATCCGCGCCCGCGCCCAGATCGACATCAAACAACGCCATCCCCGCCGCGCCAACTCCCCCTACCTGCTCAGCAACATCGCCCTCTGCGCCCAATGCGGCTCACCCCTCAACGGCAACACCGTCCGCCGCCCCAACCGCACCGACTATGACTAGTCTGCAACACCATCATCGAATACATCTTCCTGCCCGAATCACTCGCCGCCCATCAGCAACTCGCCCTCGAAAATCAAACCACCGCCGAATCCGCCCGTCAACAGCGCATCAGCGAACTCACCCTCGAACGCGCCGAACTCACCCGCCAGATCACCAATCTCGCCAAAGCCATCGCCGATGCCGGTGGGTCCGCGACTCTCCTGGACGCGCTCAAACAAAAAGAGACCCAACGGTCTCACATCAAAATGGAACTCGAAAAACTGGATATCCCCATTCAGCGCGTCCCGCCTCTCACCCCGCCGCAAATTGCCACCGCTTCGAAAAGCCTGATCGCCACCCTCACCCAATCCACCGCAGACCAACGCCGCCAACTCCTGCGCGGTCTCCTGCACGAAATCCGCGCCGAAAAGACAAACAAACAAATCCACGGTACAATCAGCTATTACTATCCTATGTTGTCTATGGAGGCAGTCCCCTTGGGGGCACTGCTCCATAGACAACGGTTCACCATACCGTTCACGACCGCCCGCTCAGATTGAGCGGGTTTTCGTTTTAGGGGGCATCTGGCAGGGCATTGCTGATCTACGGCAAATCTGCCAAACGCGACAGTGACGCGATATGGCTTGTAATTTCCCCTTTGATGATTGTCAGGGCGTACAAGGCATCGTCGATTTCAGCCTTGGTATATCCGCCATCCAGCAGTTCGGCTCTGCTGTCAATGACCTGCTGTGTGATCTGTGTACTGTAACTCGGAGATCCATTCCAGAGTGCATCTTGTTTTGTAAACGCTCCCAGCAGGTCGAGCAAACTTCTCGCAGCTACTTTTGCTTCCTGTAAAAATACTGCATGTGTTGAGTTCATCGGTGTCTCCTTATTGGTTAGGTAATAGTTCTTTTACAGCGAAAAACACGCCAGCGGCAAGAACGCTTGCCCCACCACCAGCGTAGTCGAAATACAAAATACCTTTATTCGCCTCCTCGGTATTGAAATAGTATTCAAGGTAATCCCCGACCGCGCATAGCGTGGGTTTGGGAACCAGGAACACGCCAGCCACGGATGATGATGTTGCCGCGCTCTGCCTGTTCGACGAAGATTGAACTTTCGTCCCACCCGTTCCGTTCTTCCAGACCTTGATATTAATCCACTTCTGGTCAGAGATGGCATTGGCAGGAACATAAGACCCTGAACATTCATAATAGCCAGCACGGCGGCAATTGAAGCGATCATTCGTAAGGTCGGCGGAATTACCAATGTCAATGGTTGCACTATTCCAATCAGGTTTGGTGTCTGTGTCTGCTGAATGGGTTGTGTTGGCAGTACTGGTTATTCTCGTTATGACAGCCATCGCAGGTATACGACCATCGTTCACAACCTCCCAATTGCTGGCACTCGTTGCTATAAGGGTTACGTTTTCGCCAGTGATAAACAGACGCGACCATTCTGTCGCAGCACTACCAGCATTGATTGTGATTCCGGTGTTGCCTTTGATGATAAATTCATAGGCGTCGTCTCCCGATGTGATCTTTATTTCAATGGTGTCTCCGGCAATTCCCGCCGGAAGAATGAAGTTGCGATCTGCGGTCAAGCCTGAAATATCTGCAAAGTAGCGAGTATTGACAGTTGCTGTTACATCGGCGGTGGTTGGCGAGATGCTCGAATTCGAGACAAAATTCGACACAGCAAAATCGAGCTTGCCGTTTGTATCGTCATACGTGACCGCGATTCCCGTCTCGGTGTTGCCTGATACCATCGCGCCGATCAGATCCTGAATTGACTCGGTTAAATCGGTGATCAATTGCGCAAGTGTGCGGTTCGTCCATGCGCCGCTCTTGCGTTGGATAATGTCATCATTTGTAGGCGAGAGTGCTGCGATTGCGGTGAGATCGGAATCGAGCGGCTGCTTGGCATCGAGCGCGCTTTGTAGATCGGTTTGATCGCTGAGCGTGCCCGTGATGAAGCCCCAAACGCCTCCGCCTCCACCCTGTGATGGTGGTTCGGGTCTCGAAAAACCGAAGAAGCGTTTATTCACGATTAATAATCTCCACCCTCAACAAAACAATTGAAGGCTTCGGCATTATGCGTGGACATACGAATGCTGTAAGTTGTTGGCAGGATGATGGCATCCTCGTTTTGCAAATCAAGAGTGTATTCAAACGCTTCCACCGTCCCTGATGGAGTGATGGCGGTGACCGGAATTTCCTTGTACAGAAAATAACTCGACCCATCATGGATGAAGATGCGGATCATCCCTGCTGTGGTTGTGACCTTCGCTTTGATTTGGATGCGATGCACGCGCGTGCCAAACGTGCCCGCCGTGAGAATGGTCACAACAGTGCCGGTACCATCAAGATTAGTGTTGGCAGCCGAAATGACTGCCGCGCCGATGCGGGGTGTGACTGTGAAAACTGGATTTGTATTTGCTGGCATGTTTTCTGCTCCTTACATGAAATTTGTGTTTGGATAAATCTTGAGTGCATTGCTCTTTGCCGCGCGTGCCATCATCAGGTCAAGGTAATTGTGTGTATGACTCTTTATCGCGTAATCCTGCGGGTTTGCGCTGGTGGGTGCTGGTATTAGGATGTGCTCATTCAGCAAGGCTTCCATGCTCTCAAATAACAGCACGGCGCAAATCAACGTTCGACCGGCTGCGAGTTCGTGGATGGTATCCACCGCTGCAAATGCCGGTGTGCCAAACGGCTCCCCCACTTGGACCGTGAGCGCGCCATCCTCATCTGCTTCGATGCTGGCATAGATTGCGCCCGCCGTGGGAATATAACTCGATAAATCAATCTCCTCGTTATCCACCAAAGCCATCCCGGTTGCGTTCTGAATCACTCCGCCGATAACCTGCACGATGAAATTCGTTGAATCGCTCACCAGGGTAGTGAGCTGCAGCACCTGTTTTCGGTCAAACCAGACCGGATCGCCGCCGGTGAGATAATGCTGCTCGGCATGATACTTCACACGGTTCGCGGTGGCAGGCACATCAAACGATTGACGGATCGCTTTTATCTGCCATAGGTTCGGCTCATCCACGCGCCGCCCCACCTCCACGTGGACATTCGCGTCGAGCGGAGAGATGCCGTTGTAAACCGTCAGCACCTGACCCGTGAGAATATCGCGCACATACATCATGCCCGGCGTGCCGGTGTTGACCGTGCCATCGAGCTTGCCAAGAACACATCGAGCCAGCCTGATTGCGGCTTGATGATCTTCTTCATCGTCTTCTGGAAGCGGGATTGTGTTAATAAGCGCGGCATCAGAACTCCAAAACTTTTACAATGTTAAAGTGAGCGATCGTATCAAGCTGGAGCACGTTGCCCCGCTTATCGTCCCATGTTGCGCCGAAGTCGTCGGAATAATAAATGTAGCCGCCGCTCGATACCGCCACCCAGCGTGACGTGGAACCCGAACCGCCTGCATAACCGAACGCCCAGATGCCGAGCACCGGCAGCGTGGAGATATCCGTCAACGTATAACCGCCGTCGCTCGATTTGCCGTGCCGGGTGGTCACACGGTCGCACATGAAATAATTGCCGCTCGGGTCCACCTCAAAACTCGAATCGTCCGTGCTCACCTGACCGCTGTAATCAGCCCCAATGCCATCGGTGGCAGACGCGAAATTATCCTCGGTGATCGTGATGGTATCTGCAAGCCAATCGCCCGGCATATAGATCTTCGCGCTCGTGCCCACCCTGCGATGCCGTTCCTGCACGATGTTGGATAACGACGGCACATTGTCATTGTCGATCTTCGCCGTCAGCCCCGCGTTCAACGTCACCCACTGGCAATGCCCGCCCGCCGAATAATACTGGCAGGTGAGCACCCACAAACCATTGCCGTATGAGATGCTTCCGCCATCCCCATAAACGCCGGTCAACGTCATCGTGTTCGCAAAACTTGCCCCCGCGCCCAGATAGATCTCATACTCCACATCGTTCACCGCGGGCGAATATAAAACATACGCCACCTGCTCACTGACCAGCGGGTTGCAGTTGAAAGTGAGCACCATCCCTGCGCCGCCCAGCTTGCTGTTGATGCTGGTCTCATCCTCGATGATCACAAACGTCGCGCCCACATACGGCGCCCGCGCCAGGAATGCGTCTGTCTCATCGCCGATGAAGCCCGCATACATCGCCCCGTTCGGGCAGATCACCACGCGGTTGATCTTCTGCGCCTGCGTTGTGGTCAAGCCTGCATTCAGTGTGACCCACGTCACATCGTCGGTGTTGAAATTCTTCGAATACAACAGACCCACGTTCGGCGAATGCACCAGCACCTTCGGCGGACCGGATACAGTGGGGTTTGTGAATCCATCGAGACCAGGCAATAACACCGGCAGGTTTGGCAGGGATGGGAATGACGGCAGTGTGGGCACCGAAAAGTCAACGCCCGTCGCTTCGGGCACATCGCCGTCCACCGCAATCTGCTCGAATGTCTCGCCTTCGAAATTGACTTCGGGGTGCATGAAGCCGGTATCGCCATCAAAGTAAAAACCGATGTGACGCGGAATCAGGTTCAAAGTCTCAGCGATGCCGCGCGGCGTGTTTGCCGCATCGATGGTTGTGCTGCAAAACTGGCGCGGGAAAATATCCAGCATTCGGTTATTCATCGCAAACGTCACCGGCAGGTCGGGGAACTCGTTTAAGTGCCAGCCCAGTGCCAGCCCCGCCAATTGATTCGCATTGCTCTGTGAGGAACACAGGATGCGGTCAAGCGGCATCACCTCCCCGTGTCGTTTTGGGAAATGCCCCGGTGACAAACTATAGCGTGTGGCGCTGAATCCGTTCGCGTTGACTTCCTCCGCCGTGAGCGTGATCAACCCCGTATCATGCACCACCTGCCTGCCGAAATCGAGCGCGCCATCGAAATCATCGGCGGTGATATCCATCACCGTCGCCCAATCCCGATCAACCTCCGGCACCATCTGCGGATCAAACCATCTGCGGATCAATCTCCGCGAACAACTGCCCAAAGCGCGAAACGCCCGGCGATGCCAACAGCTTGCTCACGGCAATATCCTGCAACTGCCCCCAGATCTTCGAAGCAATCGAACGCGCCTCCACCGTGTAGCGCGTATCATTCGATGGATAAAAATCCATCGTCTCGATTGCGGTCGAATGCCAATACAAAATATGCCACAACGCGCGGTCAACCGTCAGCGCGGGCAGTTCCTCCCATTTGGTCGCCGCGCCTGCAAATGACAACTCGACCGGCAGCGCCTTGATTTGATTCAGCCAATGCTGAAGACCCTGCACCGTGAAATGGACCAGCCCGCCTTCACTATCCCAGCGGATCGACTCGCCCGCGATGCGCCCCACGCACACGATATTCTCACGGTTCAACAGCGGACCGATGGACTGCTGCGTGGTCCCATACCAATCCTCCGCGAACAACACCACCAGCGACCTATCGACGATCTCACTTAAACTGGCTTCTGCCTCCATCGTCATGTCAAACATCCAGCCGCCGCTGTCGTAATCGCCCACGCACTGCGCAAGCTGGAACACGGTATAAGGCATATTGTCGCCACGGTCGAACACAAACACATGCCGCACCCCGGTCGTGGACTTGCCATCTGCGCTGGTCACCGTACAGTAAACGCAATACCTGCCTGCTGCGTTGTATGTGATAGTCGGTGTAGCCGTCGCCATCCCGCTCGAAGCGGAAGAGCCTGGTGCGGTCCATGCGTAGGTTGAAATCGTCGAACCGAACACCCACGAATCGGACGCATCGAAATCCACGTCCACGGTTGCATCATCGAGCCATACGCACGCATGAGTGCCCATGATTGGCACCGGGTTGAAATCCGCGTGCTGGTCGCTGTAAGCCACATCGGTATCCATCGAGAGCACGCCCGCCGTCACGGTGGGATGCTTCGGGTGCAAATCGAAATCATCCACCACGGTCAGATAAATCGTGCCCGCCGTATCCCATGCGATCTCGCTCGTGATGCCGATATAAAACGTCCCTGCGATCGGCGTCTTGCGGATGCGACCCGCCCCCCTGCCCAGATCATCCGCCAGCGCAGACGTGCCAACGCGCAAAGCCATGCCAATCTTCACGTCACTTAAAGTGCCGGAACCGCTGCCAAACGAAATCTGATACACGCCATCATTCGACGAAGGCACCGCTGAAAGCTGCGCCGTGTAAATCACATTCGGCGGAATCGCCGCCAGGTACAGCTTCGTGAACTGCGTATCACTGCGCAGCAACGCCAGCTCGGGAGATGTCAACGCTCTAGGCATTCAATCATTCCTTCGTGTACTTCGTGCCCTTCGTGGATGAACATCACGAACCCTCCGGGATGATCACCAGATTCCGAAACACGATCTGATAATTCTGCTTGTGCGCATACCAGCGCGGCTCATCATCCACCCAGATCATCGTCGCGTTGAAATTGGCATACGTGTCATCGTTCAGCTTCGTGCGGATGACCACAGCGCCCGAAGCATCGGGGCAGAATTCTTTGAGCTGGTCACGCTGCTCCACGGTCATGATCGGGAATATCCATGCAGCGATGGGATAACCCACACCGCGCTTGCCTCCATTGCCAAGATTCACCGTGCGTGAATAAGGCATATAAGAACTCTTTGGCAGCTCAAGCGGCGTGGTGAGTTCCTGTATATTCGTCAGATCCATTTCAGTCGTGCCAATAGAAAACTCAGCCATTGAGTGCTCCGATCAATGTATTCATCCACTGCTCCTGGCTTGCCGCAATCTCACTGCGTACCTGCTTTAAAGTAAGCCCGCCGTTGAAGTTTTGGATCACTGTCTGCTGTGTGGATGATTGATTCGTGATCGGCTTAACCAGACTTCGCGCCATATCATCGGGTGAGACTTTCTGCATCCCGAGCAGGAAGCCCTGTGCGGTAAATGCGCCGAGTTTCATCATCTCCGCCGATGGCGAATGAATTCCCAATGAGCGTTTGATTTGCGCCAGCAACTGGTCCGCGATGCGTTTCGCAATCACCAACAGATTTGGCAATCCTAATAACATCCCATTAGCAAGACCCAGCAAAATATATTTGCCGATGTCACCCCAGCGAATACTACTGAACGCCTTCGAAATGTAATTCACCATCTGCGTCACCGCGCGATTGATGAAATTGATGAACTGCTGCCAGGCGTTCTGAATGCCGAACACGCGCTGGAACACATTGGTGATATGCTCGCCGAAGGCATTGAACGCCTCCGCGATGTGTGCCAATGCGCCTTCGGTATCGCCGCGCAGGAATGCCAGCAACGCCGCCCACAGTTCACCCACGATCTTCGCCGCCGTCTCTGCCGCGCTGCGCACGAACAGAAAATCCTTGCGCCATGCCACCACAAAAATTCCGAGATAAATGATCAGCGACGCCAGCACTGCCAAAATCGGCAGCAACGCCGCGCCCACCGCCCCCAATGACGGAACCACCACGCCCGATAAGGTTGTGCCAATCCCTGCCAGCGACACACTCGCGCCGGTGAGCGATCCGAAAAGTCCAACGATGCCCGATACCGTGGAGACCAATGTCCCCAGCACGCTCAACAGCGGACCCGCCGCCGCCGCCATCGCCAAAAAACCCAGCACCACCTTCTGCTGTCCCGGACTCATTTTATTGAGTGCTTCAAGAAATTTATTCAACCAAATTACAAGTTGAGCAACTATTGGAAGTAGGTTTTGTCCCAACTTAATCAATAACTTGTTGAATTCTGCCGTAGTAATACGACCTTGATTAGCCAATCCACCTGACGTTCTAGCAAAATCATCGATGGCAGGATTTAATTTTGAATCAAGAGCAATAGCATTCAGAATAATAGCGCGCTGATTCGCTGTCAGGTTCTTTGTATTGGCATCCACCAGACCATTTGCGGTGCCATAGGTTTTCAAATATTCGTTCGTGATGAACGGGAAATACCGCTGGATCGGTTCATACTGCCCGCGGATCGCAGACTGCCATGCGGCTGCAATATCTTCAACATTTCCATTATGAAAAGATGCCAGGTCTGCAAAATGTTTGATTGCCTGCTCTGAAAGTTTTGTTGATTCCTGAATGCCAAGACCGCCAGCAGTAAAGGCTGCTCCAAGCGATGATGCGTAATTTAAATATTGTGTTTGACCTATGCCAAGTGCCGTTGTAGCCTTATCAGAATTAGCAATAATTTCATCTGCCATTTCGCCAAAGACAACAACCGCTTTATTTTTGCTTTCTTCAAAATCACTTGCCGCTTTCACCGCTGCCCCACTCAGCGCAGCAATTGGCAAAGTCAAACCAAGTGTCAATGTGCGCCCGGCATTCTTCAGACCAGCGCCCAGCTTCTCACCGGCTTCAGCCAGATTCGTAAGAGCGACCTTGCCGTTCTTGACCCCATCCAGCAAACCCTTTACATCGAGCGCGACTTTTCCGTAAGCACTGCCTAATTGAATTGCCATATCATGTCATTGCGAGACTGCGTTAGCAGTCGAAGCAATCTCCTCTCATTACCAAATTCCAGATTCCGGTATCTTCATCTTCCTCTTCACAAACTGCTTCGCGCTTTTGAATAGACCTTTGACCTTCGACGTTTGACCTGTGACCGACGAAAACCCGTGCCACATATCCTTGCCATTGTTCAGGTTATTCTCCACGCGCCTGCCAATCATCAAACAGGCTTCATCCAACTGCCATGCCGCGAGTTCCGTTTCGAGCTGATAAAAATCGCTCGGTCTGCATCCATACGCGGTCGCCGCGTTATACAGCCGCCACAGGTTCGTTCTCTCCCTCACGAAAGGAGCGCAGTTGATCTGCACCTCGATTCAGGAAGTTGAACAGATCCAGCTTGTCATCGGTGGGGATCTCCGCCAGCAGGATGTGTTCATCGTCTGCCACATCGCCGATCTGTGGCTCCACCAGGCACAACTCCACCAGCGTGTTCAACATCTGGTTCCATTCCGTGGCGTTCTTGGTGATGAGCGCAACATCCATCTCCTGTGCGCCGTTGCCTGCCATGTCGGTCATCAGCGTTGTGATGCTTTCCGGCAGTTTGCCCGTCAGCATCAGGTCGGTCATCGTCACATCGCGGACCTTCACCTGCAAGCCGCTCGGCAGCGTCCGTTCATGGATGCGGCTCGCGCGCCACTCCGCCAGGTTGACGCGCGTCGCCTTTTGTGATTGTTCGCGGCATGATTCATCCTTCATCCTTCAGCCTTCATCCTTTATGATCCTGGTAAATCGCCAGCGGTCTCGTTCTGCACCCAATCGTAGATGCCGTTCACGCCGTCATCGATGCCGAGTCCCTTGATCATGTTCTTTTGCAGCTCGCCATATTGCAGCGGTGCATCCTGCCCTTCGGTGATCTTCGCCTTATAGATGATGCAATGCACATCATCATCGCCTTCACCCAGGCTCTTGCCGTAGATCTTGAAATACGGCAATCTCACTGCGCCCGCCGCGTTCAGGGTCTTCACCTGGTTCGGCGTGCTTCCGGTCGTGCTGGTGTTGATGCCATACATCAAAGCCAGCGCTTCGAGCGGCAGACCGGTGGATTCGAGTTCCCATTCAATGCCTTCGCGCACGCTCACCACCGTGTCGAGTTTGTCGTCACCGACGCCCTCGGCGCTCTTGATGCGCTCTTTGAATGAGAGTTTGGTCGCAGCGGGCAGATCCACCTGCTCGAGTCCATCGATGCTGGTGAGTTTGATGTCGCTCAGACCATAGGGTTTGGGGGTTGTGTCAAGTGCCATTTCGTTTCTCCTTATGTTTCTCGCCTCCCCCAAATCCGCGCTCTCCGTATTTGGGGGAGGTCGGGAGGGGGCGAGTATAAAAAATTATCGCAATCGCTTTGCGACAAATCTCAGCGAGCCGAGCGCACAATCCAACGCCGTATCACGCTGTTGATTCACTGCAATGTCGAACTCAATGTTCCAAACGTTCGTCCCGAATTTCTGTTCGCTCAGATCAGCCATCACCAGGTCCATCGCGGGTTCGATGTTGGCATAGCCCTGGCGTTCATAAAAATAGATCACCAGCGGCGTATTGACCGAAGTGACATAGCCGCTGCGCAGGCGGCTTTCCACCCCCAGCTTGATCAACGCGGACGGTTGCACTTCGCCATTCGCATCGAACGCGCCCGGCGTGTTCTGGCGTGACAGCTCCTCCACTTCGATGTGGATGCCGCCCGTCAGGATCGCCATCAAAGCATCGTCATCTTCCAGCGCGGTTTTGATATCGTCACTCAGACTCATTTCACGCCTCCCGCAAACGCTGAAAGCTGGTTCTCATCTCCGAACAACCACACCGCCAGATTGACCGCATTCGATAACAATGAGACATTCAACGCCGCACTTTGAACTTGAGACGTGGAACCTGAAACGAACGCAGCCTCACCCTTCAACCAGCCATTCAACTGACTCGCAAACTCCTGCTGGTTCATCAGCACAGCGGTCTTGTAGCACAGACAATTTGGATGCAGTGGCAGTTCAATCGTGCCCACTTCATAAATGCCCTTGCCTCCCTCCCCATCCGCGATCACCTTATCGCAGATATCCGGCTCGGGATGCGACTCGCTCAAGTGGACCTGTTCCTGCTCCACCCACGGCTGCGCCGCCATGATTCTGTCCGTTGCCAGCGCATGGACTTTTTGGATTTCCGTGCGAGCCAGGCGCAAAGCGTTGTACGAGACGCCGCTGCCATCGCATGGACGCGAGACCAGCCCGGTCGTATCGCCCTGTGAAATCTGCGTTTTGGTTCTGCCATACAGCCTCGTGGATGTCCACCGCGGACAATCTGCATTCGCGCCCAAAAACTGCTCCAGGTCCTGCGCGATCTGCCACGCGGACGATTGGTTCGTGACACCCTGCAAAATCACATTCGCAATCCCAGCCCGCGCTTCGCGGTCCACGTTCCACACCCGCGCCGAAAGGTTCAACGAATCGCCATACAAATATTCACTCGCCGCATTCAACAGCGTCGAAAGCTGCGGACTAAACACGCCATCCTCCACAGATTCCGCAATGTCACCCTGAGCGGAGCGAAGGGTCTCTTCCACCTTAGTGCTCTTCGTGTCCTTCGTGGATGGCACAACGAGTCTTTCATGACTCACCGCCAGCACCCCAAACGGAATCGACGCCGCCTCCACGCGGATCTGATAAAACGCATCCTGCCAATCCTTGAACACATCGCCCCAGCGCGTGAGCAATGCAATCTGCACCTGATACGCCTCCGCGCTGCCGAGCAATTGATCCTTCCCTGCCGCTTTCAAAATCAACGCCCGCGCATCGTCCACGAACCCGCTGAACAATTCATGCGTGAAACCGGTGAAGAACAAATGCAACCGCACCACAGCCTTGAATGACGCCTGGTACAACCGCCCAAACGGAATCGCATCCAGCTTGCCGATCAACTCGGCACGCTGCGCTGCTTCATTCAAAACGATGGGTTGCAAATAGGATGTCATTATTTAGGCAGGCACGATATCGATATAGTATTCTTTGCCTGGTTCAAACAAATCATCTTTGAATGACCCAACATTCAATGAGCCGCTGGGAGTGTATGCAAAGAACTTTTGATTCTCTTCACTACCGCTATAAACCGCAGAGAA